TACTAAGCAGGCGCTCAGTCTTTGGAGTGCGGAACGCGGTGACGTACGCCGGATGCAGGTTGGTCTCCACAGCAGTACCGCCTCTGGTGAGGTCATGGAACTCCTGCAGCTTGCCGTGCCAGTCGTCGTAGTACGCAGCGCTTACACCGGACATGCCAGGGCGTTCGACGAACGATCCATCCGGCTGCTTGGTGTAGTTCACGTCGCGCCATGTTTCATAGGCGTGCATGAAGTTAGCGTCGGGAGTATCCGTCAGTGCGCGCAGCGGCGCAACAAACTGGTTCTGCAGGCGCTTAGACACAAAGCCGTGCTGCATGAAGTTGAGCGATGCAATGTCGCGCTGCTCGTCTGCACTGCGCCCGCTGATAGCTAGCATGAACGCATCCTCCTTCTCAGAGGTTGTGCCATCTGCCGCACCAACACTGCCCCGAAGCGCAGCCTGTACACGCAGGCCCGTGGCTGCTGCTTCTACTTGCGCCTTCTGTTCCGCCGTCGCTGCAGCGGCACGGCCACGGGCAACCTCGGCCTGCAGTGCTTTGTCGCGGTTCAGCAGCGCTTGTGCACCGGACTGCCCCCACGTCTGCAGGGTAGGCTCAGGCACAAGCTGCGCCGGATTACCCGTGGCGTCTGTGTACGCTTTGTTGAGCGCCCGCACTTGCGTGATACCTGCGTCCACCGGGATCATGTTGTTCTTGATGGCAAGCTCGATACCAGTGGCGCGCTGCAGCCAGTCGCCTTTGAGCCCCACGGTGCTATGGTAGCGCGCCGCTGCTTGCACGTCATTGAACACGCTTTCCTGTTCCTGTGAGGTAAGGTGCGCGTATAGCCCTGCGTCCTTGAGGACGTTGATCGCGTGGAACTGCCCATTCTTTGCAGCGAGCGACACAGCGGCTAGCGTGTCCTTCTTCCATGAGTCGAGGTTCCGACCCTCTGGTGGTGTCAGCAGCGACAGCAACTCCACACCCGCCGCCGTGCGGTCAGCTTCGGAGTACGCATCTGGCCCAGCGGCCATAACCTCTTGCACGCGGGCCATCTTGCCGCCAGCAGCTTGCGAGTACGCTACGCTAGCCTGCTCCTGCAGATACTGGTAATGCTCCTTTGTGTGGCGCTTCACCAACCCCGGCACCTGCTTTAGCAACTGTGCCCGGATCAAGTTGTCCGTGGCGTCGTCGCCCGTCATATGCGCCTGCATGCTATCGAGCAGGTACTTCGGCACCTCCTCGGGGCTGCGCTGCTTGAGCAATGGCATAGCTTGCTCTTGGGCAGATGCCCAGGCACTCGCTGCCGCGTCCGTCTTATAGGCGCGGGCGCCATCCACCAACGGGCCATCCCCGAAAATCTGCGTGTACCATGGCTGCTCGTTCACAATCTCGGTGAGCGCCTGCCCACTTGCCGCCTGGGTCATGCCCTTAACGAACTGCTCCTCCTCCATACGGCGTAGGTGCGGGGCCACAATGTCTGCCCCGATCTTTAGGAGTTGCTGCAGGGTTTGATCCCCGCCGCCCTGTACGCTGACCTGAGCAGGCGCAGCCACCTGGGCCTGCATACGCCCGCCTTTAAGCCCACCCTGTACGGGCACGACCTGCTCTCCGCTGCGTCCTTCAACGGCCCCAGGAACCTGCAGCGCAAACGTTGCTGGCCCGCGCTCTTGCGAGCCCGTGCCTTTCTCTGAATAACCAGACCACATAGCGGCCCTCCTTACAAGATGCGAATACCCAGCCCTGTCGTGCCAGTACGAAGGCCCGTCTCAAAGCCTGTGGTTGGCTTGAGGCCAAGACCACTTGCCTGCGTGTCTTTGAACACGCCCGCCCCGTCACCGAGGATAGAGCCCAGCGCCGTAGGATTCTTTGCGGCCCAGCCTAGCAGGTCGGTTAAGACGTTGCCGCCGCTGTCTAGCGTGATGCGCTGGTTAGCAATGTCCTCACCGTAGTCGAGACTCTGCGTAAGGTTGGACGTGTCTAGCCCCTCCACGGCAGCGGGCACGATGCCAGCAACTTGCTGTGCTGCTTCGTAATTGACCGCCCCGTTATTGCGTAGCTGGTAGAACGCCTTGCGCTCCCGCTGTGCGCGGGCTGTCGTGTCAATCAAATCAACGGTGCTGCCTGCCGTGCCGCTAAAGCTCGCGTTGGCCGCGTAGGCCCCCGCAGCCTCGGCGTTAGCAATCGCCTCCTCAAAGCTGGCGTTACTTTGTGATGCCTGCATTCGGTTGAGGGAGCGTACCCCTGCGGAGTATTGCTCGCCTGCCGCACGCAGCCGCCGCTTGTTGTTCTCACTCTGCATGAAGTACGCGAGCGATGTGCCCGCAGCAGCCTCCTGATTGCGTGCATCGCGCACGCGGTTAGAAGCAGCCGCTCGGGCCGCCTCTACATCGTTCGAGATAGCATTCAATCGCTGCTGCGTACGCTGCGCACCTCGCGCCGCGTAGCCGCTAAGCAGCGACATGCCTAAGCTGGCATAAGGTGCGAAGCTCATGGTTACCTCCTATAAGTTGAAATACTGTCCCGTCCATTCAATTGCGGTGATGGTACACGGCAGCCAAGTCTTAGCGTGTAGCGTTAGCGTGTACTCCCGAGTCTCGCGCCCAATCGGAATTGAGAGCGTGCCGGAGTACAGCGGGTGCGTACCCACCAGATCGGCAGGTGTGTTCAGCATCCGGCCATTGAAGTCAAGCTGTGTGCTTGCCTGCTCATGGGCTGTCATTGCAGCTAGCATGCCCCCAGTAGCTTCTACAGTCGGGCGGATAGAGCTGATCGTCGTGCGCCCTTGAAGGCTCACCTTGCCGTTGTAGCCCTTGCGGAACGGATTGGTAAGCGTGACACTGCTAGCCATAGGCGCACCAGCCCACAGGTACGCCGCACCCCATGCTGGAAAGTCCGCAAGGAGCCCGGTAGTCGCAGCAATTGAGCTGACTCCAATGAAGCTAGGCCCGGTGCTGCCTACGTTCTGGTACGCAGCAGAGAACTGTGCATAGCTTGTCGGCATGCCCAACGCCCCCGATGCAACAGTGCGCGCACTGTCGAGGTGGGGCCGCCCGGTTGGCTTACCTAGCATACTCTGCTTGTCTACGCATAGGTAGGTGGAGCCTCCTTCTTGGCGGGCATGGAATAGAAGCAGCTCGCCCTTGTAGAATGTAGCGCCCATGATTTGCCCCAGCAATGGGCTGTACTCCCAGCGCGACCACGAGTCAAGCGCCCGCTGCTGCCCGCTATCTAGGTAGCGGTACACATACAGCCCATAGGGCATACCTGCTGTGCGGGCCACCACGAAGTCCGGGGCTGTGCATGCGGCGAGCGTTACCCACTTACCCTGGATGTACGTCCCGAGTTGCTGCGTCACCTCCTGGCTAACACTGGAGTCCACGTAAGCACCTGTTGCGATCTGGAACAACTGCGATGCACCCTCCACCGTCTGCCCGTAGAATACGAGACTGCCGTTTGCAGTGGGTGCAGCGTCTGTGGTGTCCTCAAACGTAGATGACTCTGCGACCTGTACGGTCTTTGGTGTGAGGGGCACACTGCCTGGAACCATGTATTGTCGGCGGTCACCGAATAGCAGCAGGCTCTTATCAAAGATCAGGCCATGCCTAATGTTATCCCCGCCGCTACCCGCTGCGTATGCCTCAACTGGATCGCTATCTGGGTACGTTAACACTGTCGTGCGGCAGAAGTTAAAGTAAGACCCGGCCTCGCTGAAGTTGAGCACTGGCCCACAGCCGATCACCATGCGGTCTTGGAACATGCCGAGGTAGGTAATCGGGCGCCCTGCAAAGAACGGCAAAGGCGACGTATCGTCATCCCCTACTACACGCCCCGCAGTAAATCTGGGCACAGTGACCCCACTAAGACTCGCTAGCTCCGTGGTACTTTCCCCCAAGTACAGCGTGCTGCCTACGACTGCACCAAAGACCAGCGCGCCAGTTAGATCACGGTAGTCGCTGGTGTATTCCTGCCATGTTACTGGCGTGCCGTACACTGGATAGCCACTGTAGTTCGTGGAAATGGCTGCCGCGTACCATGGGCTATCCCCGTTCTTCGGCTGCACTTTAACCGTGCGCCCAGGGAATCCATGTGGCGCGAGTTGGTCTTCACTTTCCACGGTGAGGTGCACAACTTGCATGTCCTCGCCGGAGCCGCTGTCCCACGCCTCGACTTTGCCAAGGCTATACCCAGGCACCGCACGGATCAGAATGAACACCTCGTCCTGCACCCCAACATCAAGGGCCACGTAAGGCGTCAGCCCGTTACGCAGGTTCGTAGCAATGGTCATTGGCTGCGCCTCGTTAGCGGCGGCAGCCTGCCAGTTTACTACGGCCTGATTGTACGCATTGGTTGCGTCGTTCACTTTCTTAACGTACGCCGGATCGGAGTAGACAATGGAGCTAACGTCGAGAGCAGTAGGGTAGTACGGGGAGCGTACAGCGAAGTCAGAGGACAACACTGTACCGTTAGTAAGTGTGACGCGAATGCGGTAGGTGCGTCCAGTCGCGCCCGCCTTAACCCATACCACGGCGCGGTTACGGTTAGCGTCGCTGTCGTAGCGTAGGTAGTCGTAGCCCAGCGTTGGAGGGCTCGCCTGCGTCGCCGTGCTCACCTGCCCAACGCCCGCCAGAACGAGGAAGCGGCCCGCCACGGTCTGCGCCGCCACGCCGTTTACAAGCTGGCTCAAGGCCCCAGAGCTTGCACTCACGGTAATGCGCACGCCATCGCGTTTGCGGTACAGCAGCACGGGCGGTAGCCCACTCGGAGAGGCTGCCTTGCGTGTTAGTAGCGCGTACTCTTCGCCCTCGATCTGCACATCCTTGCACACCCAGTCAGCAAACTCTGCGCCAGCCGAGGCCCCGCCTAGAAGGGAGGAGCCCACGGCCACACTACCAGCACGGCGGCAGAGTCCGTGGATTGGGTCGCTGACCATATTGATCTGCTCAGTGTGCTGTCCGTCTAGCCGCACCTCTGGGGGCTGCTGACTGACACCACGCAGCAGGGTTGGCAGTACGTCGCCAGTCTTAGCCATAAGCCCTCCTATCGGATGTTGCGCCGCTGCCGATAGCCGCTAATGTCAGCGAGTACCCGCAGGGTTGATGGTTTGTAAAGTAAGTTGGAGCGCGTGCTCCTAATGTCTTCGGCCCCGAGCGCCGCCCTCGCTGTAGCCAGGGCAGTCTCGATGCGGCTAACCTTGCCGGGATCGGCGCTGTGCGTCACGCCAAAGGTAATCTGCGCTGTGTACGAAATGCACATGCGGGCCAATAGCGGCAGCTCGTCAAATGGGAGCATGCGGTGCAGGCGCAGTGTGACGGCCTTGTCCCACTCGATAGACCCTGTGTCCGAGTTGTAGAGTAGGTTGCCACGTACTGCGGTTCGGGGCGCCGCATCATATGGGTCAGCGGCCAAGGTGTCTGCAGGCAGCAGAATATGCTTCGTGCCCACCTGGGGCTGCAGCGTTACTGTTTCTGTGTTGAACCACCAGCGCTGCGTCTGCAGCAGTTCGCTTGCTGTGCGCAAGTCGCGGAGGGCTGTTGGCACCAGCGGGTGACTTGAGAGCAGGTCGTTAACAGGCAGCTCTCCCAGGATGGCGAGCATGTCGTTCACTGCGTCTAGCTGTGGAGTAGTCATAGTGACCTCACGAAAAAATAGCCCCTTCATCCATGAAGGACAAAGGGGCTAGGGCCTATTAGGGCAGCAGGATACCGCCTGCGAACTCGGCGCGGTTAGGGCCGACAGCGAAGCTCAAGTGAGCATCGACAAACCAGCACTTCTCTTTGCGCTCGTAGAACACATCGGTCTGCAGCGGGATGGTTTCACCAGCCATGATAGCACGGGTGCTAAACGCCAAGGCAGCCAGCTTGGAGAAGTCGCCGTCATAAGCGTTGCTGTTGCCAGCGTTGCTCATGAGGTGACCCGAGATGGTCTGCAGGAAGGGCGCGTTGTTGGTGCTGTACACAGGCACGCCGTAGGTCTTGAGCACCCAGCCGTTGTTGACTTGGTTACCCGTGGCAGTCACGTACGAGGCGTTGACCAACTGCTCAGCCTGGATCAGAGTGTAGTACTCGTCAGGGCGCACCACAATGAACACATCGTCATTGCGGGGATCAACGTCCTTCTTCTCCATCTTGACCAGCAAGCGGGCCAAGGCAGCATACAGCTTAGCAGGATCGCTCAGGTCGCCGGATGCGGCCAGGGTTTCTTGCGAGCCGCCGAAGTGCCCAGCGGGCTTGCCAGCAGAGCCACGCGAGAAGGTGCTCTGTGTCAGCAGGGCAGCCTTAGCGGCTTGGATCAGGATGGTCTGGTCGAAGAACTTAGCGATCTTCTTACCGTGCTCGGTAGCGATTTCCTGGCGCACGTTCATCTGCGTTTGGAAAGGCTCAAGCAAGCCCAGCACAGCGCGGGCGTTAACCACTGTGTCGATCACCACAGGGTTGTTCTTAGAGAAGTCGTTCTTGGTACCGTCGGGTGTAACGCCGGGAGTTACCTTGCCCAGCGTGGACTCACCAATCGCATGGTTCGTGAAGGTATCAGTACCCTGCACGGAACGCACAGGGACTTGGCCGACCATCAGCGAGCGCCGCTGCAAGGTACCCTCGACCATCCCCGTGAATTCCTCGATAACCAGTGCGCGCTGTTCAGCGGCTGTGGTATCTGCGCCATTAATGGCATTGGGGTGTACTACATTGAAGACGTCATCAAGTGCCATCATGGCCTCCTTAGATTGGGTTGGTACACCCACTGTAGGTGTATATCAGTAAGTGTACCGGATTGCTTTACAAGCCTGCGCGCTTGCCTGCTACACGGCGTTGCTGCAGCTTTGCGTACTCAGGAACGCGGTTGAGGTCGCGCCCTGGGTACTGCTTGACCAGTTCCGCTACTGCCTTGGAGTAGTCCTTGGCACTGAGGGGATTGCTGTCGGATACAGTGGCGGCGCTGGCATTGCCCGAAGCGGCGGGCTTGTGCACCGCCTGCCCCGACTTGGCTACCCACAGGTTGTGCAGGTATTTGGCAGCAGCCTTAGCAACTAGGCCCCCACGCTCAAAGCTGGCGTTAAGTTCCGCCTTCTCCTCCGCCGACGCGGTGGCGCTGGCCCATGCCTGCACTTTGTCCCAGGTATCCTTGCCTCCGACGACACCGTACACGGCGTCGGCAGTAGCCTTTGCGGCAGCCGTAGCGCGCTCAGCCGAGCGGCTGTAGCTGTCCTGGGCCAGCGCTACATGCTCCTGCCAGCCCGCAGCCTTGTCACCCATTGCGCTCAACTTGGCGCGGATCAGCGCGAAGTCCCCGGCCTTTGCCGCTTCGACTGCGGGATCATCGGGCTTAACTCCGAGCTTGCTCAGGAATGCATAAGCTACGTCGAGGCCCACGTCACCCGTAGGCTCAAACTTTGCAGTAGGCTCGGGGGCTGGATCAACCTTGGCAGCAGGCGCGGCCTCGGTGCTAAGCGCAACGGGTACTACAGGCTCCGGTGCGGCAGGTGCTGCCGGTGCTGGAGGCGTTACCGCTGGGGTAGGCTCATTGGATGCTTGTGCTTCTGTGGTCATTGATTCCCTTTGCTGATTGCGTTGTTAGCTGCGGCGCGTGCGCCTTCTTGTGCAGCCATTGCCTGTGTCTGCTGCTCTTGCTGTGCTTGTTGCTCTTGTTGTACCTGCTCTGGTGCCTTGACGAACTTGGTTGGAGGTACGCCGCGCCCAATAAAGATGGCGGTCATGATCTCCTGCAGGTTCAGGGTGCCGAGTAAGTCCGGCCCGAGGGTCTGCAAACTCGCAATGTCCTGCAAGGCCAGCCGCAGATTCTCCAGGTCACCGCTACGGCTCAGCGCATCCAGGCCCGTAATGACCTGCACTGTGAGCTTTGTGTTGGCAATGGATATGTCTGCACCCTTGAGCAGAAAGGCGGCGATGTACGGCTGGAGGCTAGAGGCAAGCCGCGTATATACGCCGCCCAATCCAGTCTCAAGCTCGATGGCCTGCCCGCGAATCTCCTCGGCGGTCACGCGCTCAGCATCACGGGTCACAGCGCTGGGCATTAAGAAGCCCTGGCCTATCACGCGAATCTGCTTTTCGCTTACCGCTGCGAGTACCTGCAGGTTCTGGGCGTTGCCGAACGTGATAGGCACCACGTCGTCCTTGAAGCCAGGAAGCGCCGCGCCGTTCTCGGATTCCTCTAAGTCCTCGGGCTTAGTCTGCCCGGATGGGTTTACCAGCCAGCGGAACTCAGAGCATAACACGCCTGCCTCAATCTCCGCTTCGGACATTGTGCTCAGCGCAGAGAACGCACCTCGGTAATCCTCTACCAAGCCAGAGCCGTAGTTGGCCTCGTCCGACAAGTTCCAGCACTCCACGCGGTATGGGCAGGTGTCATCGTTGTACGTTGCTGCGAACTCGTCGCCCAGGTCGTACTCGTTGACTGCTTGCCGCAGCTCCAGCTTGTTGGCGTCGTTGCGGCGAACAAGGGTGAACAGCTCCACCGCGGCAGTGTCCAGCGGCCTTGGCTTTCCAGAGGCCAGGATAAACGCATCGCGGGCTGCTGCGTCCAGCTCGTCAAACTTCATGCACTCTCGGATGCACAACTCCTTGACGCGGCCATCGGCGGTGCGGCGCACAACCCACTGCCGCATGCTGAACACGCGGGCATCGCCTTTATCCGGCAGATACAGGAGCGCGTTGCCCAGAACGATCAGGTACTGCAGGGCAAGGAACAACTTAGGGCGCAAGCCCCGTTGCTCTAGCACGCGGAGCGCGGACTTCTCACCTAGCGCCAGCACCGCGTCTAGCTCTGCTTCCGCCATGCCCTGCGCCAGCACAGTCTTGCGCAGCTTTGGGTCGAGGTCGAGCCGGAAGAATGGGCGACTTGGTGCGAATAGCGTGAGCATCAGCTTGTTGGCTAGATGGTTCGTAGCTTGTGCCCCAACGGACTGATAGTCGTTAGCCAGCTCGGTGATGTTCTGGTCGAACGTGGACTCCGGGAGCAAGCGCGGTAGCGTCCACTTCGCGTAGTCCTCACAGCGATTCATGATCCCTGAGCGCTGCGCGTCCAGATCGTAGAAGGTTGCCTTTGCTGTGCGGATCGTCATACGCGGATACTCCCGGTAGTCGGTGCAGTCGTTGCGGCTACGTCACCCGTAGCAACTGATCCTACTGTGCCTTGATAGGCAGCACGGCGCTTGCGTGGGCTGGTAGTAGTGTCCGGGGTAAGGCCCGCATCTTCTTGCCGCTGCGCCTGCGCTGCCAAGTCCGCCTCTGTCTGCAGACGAATCTGGTCTGCAACGCGGGCTTTCTCCTGCTCTTGCGCCATCTGGATAGCTGCCTGCCGCGCTGTCTCTGCTGCCTGCTCTTGTGCTTTACGGGCAGTCTCCTCATACTGGCGCTTCTGCTCAGCAGCCTGCCGCTCAGCCTGAGCTACAGCTTCTGCTTGGCCCTTACGCTGCTGGTTCGCGCCGTAGACTGAGGCCCCTGCGGCTAGCCCTAGTCCGATGATGGTGCCTGTGATTGCGGCCATGTGTAGTCCTTTATGTACTGGGTTGATTCGATGCGGTAGCCGCTGCGTTCCAGCAAGCGTCCGAGTGCTACGTCCTTGGCAGCAAGGCTCGTTCCGAATACTGTGGCGGCACAGCCGTTGTCGTCTGCGAGCTTTTCTACCGCCGCGAGTGGGTTGCTGCGGCCTGGGGCCACACGCATATACCACTGCTCAATAAGCCATGGCTTATCTGCCCACCACATCTTGCCAATCGAGGCGAACATTAAATGCGTATCGCAAAGAATGTAAGCGCGCACCCCGGGTATGGAGTCGTTGAGGATGAGCCGCGCACGGGCCACTGCTTCATTACGATCTAGGCGGGTGTCCCATTTCTTCCCGTCACGGGCCGAGCGCTCCACTGCCTTGTCGTACAGTTCTGGCGCCCGGATGTAAAGCTCTGCGTAGAGCTTGTGCTTTAGGGCTAACGTGTACATGTCACTCTCCTACGGTATAGCCCTTGCGGAGCTTTTCAAGTACAGCGGCGACGCCAAGCTGGAACCCAGCCTGCAACTCCGTGGTATCTGGGCCTACGGCCAAACGACTCAGGGAGTTCTCAAGGTGTGCATACATTGCTGGCGTCAGCTTGTGGCATAAGCGTACCTCTGCTGGCACGTTGTCGATAAGTGTACCAGATTGCACTGGGGGCTTAGCCGGACGGTTAAACAGTTTAGCAAGTAAGTTAAGCATAGTAATCCAATTCGGTACACTTACTGATTACACCATACCACATCTGTTGCGACGATGTAATCGTAAGCCAGTATAGTCAGGAGAAGAAGAAATGAGAGCGAAGAACTTCATCTAGCTGCAGCTCTCCCTTAGCAGGAGGACTACCCGCACATGGATACACATCAGCAAAATCCATGATCGGATCAAACCGCTCATACATATGCACGAACGTGCTCCTAATAAGCTTATATAGAGTCTCTGCGTCAGCAGCATGAGTACCATAGTCATCATGGATCATAGCTAATGAATCAATACCTGCATCCTTAGCAGCAGCAGAAGTGATATGCAAGTGCGCAGCATCCATGCTATGCACAAAGTTAGGAGCTAGTCCAGAACTGTGCATGCTTGTAGAAGGCTCATCACTTTCAGTGTGCACCATGAGCTTAATCTCACCGTGCAGGCGTGTGCGAATACGGTGCTCCTCTACATCATAGTACGCTTGTGTGCTAACGAAGCCACTAGGCGTCACCCAAGAAATAATCTCGCGCTCTTTATCCTGCTTGAGAATAGCAGTTGCTGCTTGCTTGAGCCAGTCCATTGCCTCACGGGCCTTGACCACAACGTCACCGATTGCGGGCCATGCGTAGTTCATGAGGGTCTGCGCAGCGGCGTAATACTCCAGCGGCTCAAAGCAGGGTGCTGCTCCCGTCTTGAGGTAGTCCTCGATAACGTACATGACAGCACTGCGCTTGGTCACACCATACGGTGTGGTCATGACTGCGCGCTTAACCACGCTGCGGCTGATGCCGTGCGCCAGCCAGCGTTTGCCCAACTCGTTAAGCCCCGGGTCAGCCGTCATACGGGCGGCGGCGCGCTCAGCTACTCGGCGGTAAATGTCCTCCATCACGGTGTTAGCCGTTAGGTTCACAGCTTGCCCGCCTACCTTGTCGCGCAGCATCGCGCTGAAATGCTGCAGTCCGTTGCAGCTACCGTCCATGCTGATTGGTAGGCGGGACTCAAAGCCGTATGGGTCGATCTTCCAGTCCGCGTACTCAAGGCACCACGCCAGGAACTGCAGCGGGCAGTCCGCCTTCTGCCACTCCAGGTTGTTAACTGGGTCGCTAGCAATAGCCATCAACAGCTCGTGTTTGTCCTCATGCCATGCCACGCGGTCATCAAGCGCCGCCTTGTCGAAGCCCCACTTGTTCGCGCCTTGGATAAGGAACCAGCGGCGAGCCTCCTCGGTATGCAGCGGCTTGCCCACTGCGAAGTGCAGCAGCGCCTTCTGCAGATCACTGCCCTGTGGGTTGAGGCCGTAGGTCAGCGGGTACAAGCGGCCCCGGCTGTCCGCGAAGTACACGAAGTACAGCGCAGGGCAATCTCGGAACGCCTGCCCAATGCGGGTGGCGCTGTAGTAGCGGCCAGCCTTAGCCCCGCGCAGTCTGCGGTCTAGGTGCCAGTCGCGCATCGCTGACTTCCACGTTAGGAACTCCCGCATTTCCTCGGGGCTCATGTCCTCCTTGCTAACTCCGCTGCCAAGCCACTGCGGCACTGGGGGCTTCGGCTTCTCTGCTGCCGTTACCACTTCCCCGAAGTCCCCGCACTGTCGCACAACGTCTAGCACGCGGGTGTTGACTGCCCACGCTGTACGCTGCAGCGCATTGACAGCCGCCAGCACTATAGGCATAGGGGTGTCCTCCACTAGCTCGCGGGCGTAGCCTCGCACTTTGACTAGCCCTCGGTGGACGCGGCGCATTTCTGCGGTGTGAAAGCCACCATCCCAGAAGTTTGTCCAGTCTCGCGGAGGTTCCACGCACGGGCCGTACACCGGGTTGGTCACAGCCATCAAGTCGGTAAGCTCTGTAAGCGCGTCCCGCACATCCGGCGCAAGGTGCACATGCAGCATGTTGTGCACGGCGGCACGCAGTCGCTTACCGTCTGCGTCTGTGGGCTGCTGGTCAATGTCGATCATGCCCACACGGGATAGCAACTCCAGCAGGTACATGCCCACTTGCTCGCGGCTGCCCACGCCCCACTCTGCCCAAGATATACCATTCTTCTCGGCCTGCATCTTGTAGACAGTCATGCGGTGCCGTACGTTCTTTGTGCGCTTGCGGCCAAAGTCCTGCGACAGCGCATGGAAAAGGTCGGGGTTCTCCGTGTCGATCTGTGCCAGCACCAGCTCGTTGTGCACAGCGGTGCCGATGGCGTAGCCTATGGTGCGCACGCCCTTGCTGTCCGTACCATGCAGCAGCGAGTTGAGCGCAGAGCGCACCGCCAGGAACGCCACTGCCTCGGGGTCGAGTGGTAGCAGTAGCTGCACATGCGCCTGCCTTGCCCCGACTCGCTTGGCGGTTATGTCCTCACGAATAGCGTTAGCCACGGGGATGATAAACTCGCGGTACACAGAAGCCGCATACGGGTTGCGTGCGGCCTCCCCGGCCTCCTCAGCGCGCTTGACGCTGGCCTTAAAGCGGGCGATGCCGCCGTGGTACATGTTCCGTTCTACGTCTTGCTGTGTTAGCGTCATCTGTTCCTTAAAAGTCTGGTGTCTTTACATCGTCCCGAACGCCCTTAAAGCGGGGCTCGCGCAGCAGTCCGTCGCTGCTCCACTCCGTAGCCTCTACCTCAATGAGCCTTCCCACAAGCTGTCCGGGGTCTGCCTGCTGGGCATGCGTCAGACCGCTACCTACCTTGAGGTACTTGTTATCCTTGAATCGGCATACGAGTGCAGCCGTCTGCCGACCCGTCTTCTCACCCACGTCCAACTCAAAATCAATGACGCGAAGCGTGAAGCTAAGGTGCGGCTTAACTTTGATAAGCTGCCCGAGCTTGGCGTCCCCAAGTTCCCATGCCGCCGCGGGGTCGCGGAGGATCGCGCCGTCGAAGTGGTCGCCTGTTGTGTTCTTCTCATTTACCCACTGGTTAGCAAGTTGCTGCGGATCGCCATAGCTGCCAGGATTGTACGTCGCTGCCTCGATAAGATGAGGCGACTGCGCCGTGTGAAGCGCGGCGCACAAGTGCTTAAAGCGGGTGGCGTAGGTTGCGCCGTCCGGCTGCTTGTTGACAAAGCACGCGGACGAGACAACGTCGTACACCACAAACTGCAGTTCCGGCGCTGGCTCATGCTGTCGGAACTTTCCGCTGATGGTAGCGAAGTCCGTGCCCGGCATCCATGCCTCGCCAAACACCGTCCAGCCAGGGCCGAAGGCTCGCGCCACTGCGTCGATGAGGTGCTGGACGGACTTTACCTGCTTGCCAGTACGACTGAACGCAGCGGTACGTCCAGGCACGTTGGGCTCGGAGTGCACAATAAGCTGGCAGCCATCGTACTTCTTTTGCAGCGCATGCGTGAGCGCTAGCTTGCGGTAGTCAGGGTGCACCTTCTTGAACTGCGCAGCCTGCTTGTCGAGCGGCAGTGCGCGCTGATTAATGTAGTCGGGCAAAGTGCTTCCTTGTGTTGTCGAGGCACTGCTCAATGATAAAGTGAGCGTCCTCAAAGTGGGTGTCGGCCTCCAGGCGCTCAGCAAGCTGGGCGTAGAGGTCAGCCTTGGCCTCGTCGCAGTAGTCGAACACAAGGTTAACGCACTCCGACAGCGCGTCAATGCGATCTTCTACTGGGTAGCCGTAGATAAGCGTAGCCAGTACGTACGCTGTGCCCATGCTGGTCATGTTGGTTCTTTCATGCGGCACTCTGCAGCTTCTATTTCTGCCCGCACATTAGCAGCTAGCTTTTTCCGCAGCTCCTCTGGGTGTCCCTGCTCGGTGGATACCACGAGTTGCATCATGGCCCGGAAAAGCGGGTGCTCTAATCGTTCCGCGTTCATGCTGGTTCCTTCTGCAAGCGCGCCTTGAGCTTGCGCTCGTTGTAATCCATTGCCCGCATCTTGTCCTTGGGCGGCACGTTGTACGCAAACGCCATAGACACAACGCGCTTAGGCGCGCCCGCAGGTTGCGGGTGCAGCTCAAGCTGGCTACTGATAAGCTCCTGTCGTGCGTCTATGTAAGTGTGGGTAATCATGTCTTGACTTTCTCCTGCTCTCGCAGGTACAGGTCGAGCTTGGCCAGTGCGTTCCACGCTTCGTGCGCAAGGTGCAGCTTCTCGCTGTCGGGGTCAACCTGCTCGCCAATTGCACGCTTGAGTGCATGGCGGTAGTCAGCGTCCGCGTAGCGCTCCTGTCCGTTTGGCACAGTAACCCAGCCGCCCGGCGTGTACTTGGCTGCGCCGAATGTGGCAATCTCGGACACCGCCCAGACAGCGCGGGCCATACCCTCGATGATGAGGCTAGGCCGCACCTTGCCTGCGTCGAGCTTAGCGCCAGGGCTGTGCGGGTCTTTACCTGACGGGTCTGCTTCGCCTGTTTCCACAAGCTGTAACTTGTCTACGCGGTGTGTGCCTTTATTGACCCTTCCTGGAAACTCGGCTAGCGCTACTCCAGCGTACTCGGATTCCGATCTGTCCCCAACCCCGTGGACGAAAGCCCCGGCTGGCACTACGTGAGTCACTGTGCCAATGTCCCCAATCTCCATACCCAGATGCCTGTTGCCAGCTACACGACGTACTTTATCTCCAACTTTGAATTCCATATGCTTTCCTTAGTTCGCTAGCAGCACGCGCCGCTTGCTCTTACTGTTGATAACGTAGCGGTCACGCGACCAGCCGCCGCACCCATTGCACAGGTATCTATTGTACTGCCCAACGTTTGTGTATGAGTAGCCGTGCTGGTGAATGTCCTCGCTGCCACACTTGGGGCAGGCGATCTCCTCGTCTGCTGTAAACACC